GCGGTCTGAGCGGATGCCCTCTCCTGTGCGAGCTGGTCACGGAGGGATGCGATCGCCCTTGCCTGCTCACGGGACTCGATGCCTGCGAAGCCTGCGTTGATGTCCGCACGGAGGTCGCAGAACCTCTCAGCCATCGCCCTGTCACTGGCGGCGGCAGTGGACTGGATGAGATTGTTCTGGGCGGCGAACTGGCTGGCGAGGTTGTAGTTCACGCCGGCGATAGCCTCCCTTATGTCACATCCCTGCCTTTCGATAGCGTTGGACTGCCTACAACAGCAATCTGACAACTGGTGAGACAGGGAACACTTTGCGGACTCGATTGCCGCCTGCAGAGTCCCTCCCTGAATTGCCTGAGACTGGGAAAGGTTGCAAAGCACGTCCTTGATGCTTCCAACACTGCAGTTGAGGTTGGATGCCAAAGAGGTGAGTGCGTTCTCCTGCCTGATTCCATTGGAGGAGATGGCATCCATCAGGAGGGATGCGTTCCTCTCGTTCACAATCGTCCTATCTACGCCTGCGACGCCTCCGAGACCACCGTTCCCGAAGCCACCGCCGTTCGCTCCGAAGAGCAGGAGCAGGATGATGAGGGCGAGCGAATCGCCACCCCAGAATCCTCCTCCGTTGTTGTTGGAGTTTCCTCCACATCCGTTACCTCCGGCGAGAAGCCCCGCCATGAAGTTGTCCATACTTCCGTACATTTTTCCTTCCTCTTCCTTATGTTTGTGCGATTCTGTCTGGTTGTTGATCAGGATGGTCAGGGCATCGCCCGAGATGTCGTCCATGCCCTCCCTGCTGTATGTCGAGTCCATTCCTGGGCTTGGAATGTATATCGGTATCAGCTCGTGGATGGCTTGACCTCCCTGCGCACCCTGTCCACCCATCTGACGTCCTCCGCCGTAGGATCTCCCCTTATGGGGTTCCATTCCGTACTCGGAGCCATATGCGGGTCCTTTCTCGCCCTCCCAGGATGCCCCGGTCTTCGTGGCTCTGGACATCATGCGCTGACGGCGCATGACGCCGTCATAGTCGTGTCTCATGCCGTGCATGTCGGGGTCCTCCCTGATGTCAGGGTCGGAGTAGTCTCCGGCTGTGTTGGTGTAGTGGGTCGATGTGTCATCGCCCACTGCACCACCGCTTTGGACTGGTCTGCCGTTCGTGGCCATTTTGCTCGCACCTCCTACCGTATTAACGGTGTTGAGGAAATCGAGCTTTTTGAATAAAAGAGAGAGTTAAGGGTGTTTATTCGGTGTATTTGCGATTATACACCGATTTAGTGAGTGTTTGACTCGAACAGACCTTTTACGAATTCATACACATCTGCGAAAAACATACCATCTGAACAAATCAGTGCACAAATTAGAGCTGTGGCCTGCATGCATAGCCCCCAAAAGAATATGTCGGAGTTTTCTTCCTCCTCTTTCTGGATCTCTTCTGGAGAGCGAGGGACCTATTTCTTAACAGTTTGTTTTAGATCTCCACGCCAATCATTATCATAAGTAATATCGCCAACAACCACACATTTATCATGTTCAACTGTAGCTAAACCGCGACACATTAAAAGAAATCCACAAAACCCTCCAGCTATACTAAGTTCATATACGGGCGCACCAGGCGATATGTTTGGAAGAACATACGGTATGAAAATTAACATAAATATACAAAATATGAATTTTCCCAGCATAAAACAATGTTTTAAATTGAAAGTATATAAATCTTAATCAGATATTTGAACATAATAACATTGTTTATGTAAATATGTATGAATTAGTTCCCCGGGATCGCTCCCGGGATTATTTGTGAAGGTCACTCACTCCTTCTTCTCATTCTCTTGGAGGGATTCCTTGTAGTACTTCTCGCACTCGTTAATGACCTTGTACCTGTACCCTTTGGAGGCATCCGAGGTTATGAGTTTGTATTCGAGGTATATTCCCACAGCAGCGGCTATCACACCACCGATGATGATTACTGTTAACCAACCCATGATATCGTTCGTCCGAGGGGAGAAGAGGGGATTTATACTTAGAGGCTTAGAATAGGGAAAAACAACGCCGTTTACGTTAACATGCGTACAGAATAGGTTTATCGTAGGCTCTAAGAATCTATAATCATGATATCGAAAAGCACTGCATTCGGTATGGTGCTGATCTTAGCTGTAATCGGGCTGGGATTCGTGACCATACTGGATCTGGATTCTGCTGATGCCGATGATTCATCTGAGGAAGTGTACATCGTTCAGTTTGTTGTCGATGGGGTCATCGTTCAGACCTGTACATCTGATAATGTGATTGTTCCTGCTAACCCCACTAAGGAAGGAGCTAGATTTTTGAATTGGACTGTTGATGGTGTGTTCTGCAACCCTGCCAACTATGGATACTCCGAGGATGTCAAGTTCACCGCCGCTTTCGAGGAATACACTTACACTGTAACCTACATGGCCGGAGGACAGATCGTCGGAACCCCTCAGACCGTCAAGCACGGTGACCTCATCCTCGCACCCGGACTTCCTGCAGGATACGAGTCTTGGGATTATGATTTCTCCAAAGGTGTCACACAGAATATGATCATCATGGCTGTCAAGGCTCCTGAACCTGAGAATACAGAAAACGGTTCATCTTCATACCTTTATGTGGGAATCGCTGTAGCGATTTTGGCAATAATCGGATTGATCGCTATAAGGAAGATAAGAAACAGTTGATTAAAAATCCCCGGGATCACTCCCGGGGCCGACCTCATGCGGTCGGTTTCTTAGGATACTCCGGATAAACCACCTTGAGTGGGTATCCGGGTTGGTTCCTGGTCTCCTCGATGGCGACGTTGTATGCGTCGAGGGTGTCGAGCCACGCGGACCAGTCGATGGTCGTGTCCCCTTCGCGGATCTTGCGCAGGGCCTGCAGGGTGTCGTCCGTGGTCTCGGAATGGAGTCTCCTGCGTTCCGAACTCCTCATTTCCAGAGGATCGTATGGGAACTGTGCGGACTCATCCCACACCCAACCATCAGGTATGGGAGGACGGCTGAACCTCGCATCCCCCACCATATCGGGGTTGAAGATCCATGACTCGAAGACCTGATCGGGAGCCTCCTCCAGATGGATGTTCGGTGCATAGTGTCTGCGTGCTTCCTCCAATGATTCGTACTGTTCGTACACGTGATGGACCACGTTTCCAAGTATCTCCACTACTTTCATTCTCTGCTCACCCATTGGATTGCGATGACTCCCTGATACCCTTCGGTGTCTCCTGAGTTAACACCTATGCCGTAGCCGCCTCCGCCGCCTCCGCCGCCTCCGCCGTGGCTATCTCCACAGCCTCCTCCTCCGTATCCTCTACCTGATGTCCCATTTCCATCATCATCCCCTCCTCTACCTCCGTATCCCCCTTTTGCTCCGCCTCCGCCGCCACCGCCGGAATAGAATCCAGTTCCTCCTGATCCGCCAGTGGCGCCACGGCCACCGCCTCCGCCTCCACTACCGCTATTATAGTTTCCTGCGGACCCCCCTGTTGCACTGCCATCTCCTGCAACGAAAAATGTATCTGTAGTTTCAGTAGTTCCTGCAGAGCCTGATTGTTTTGTAGCTCCTCCAGCTCCCCCATAGGTTCCACCACTGCCACCACTCGCACTACCGGAAGATTGGTATCCTCCTCCTCCGCCACCGCCATAGTATCCTGTGCCACCACTGCCACCTCCAGAAGAGCTATTGCGGCCACCGCCTCCGCCGCCAGAACCTCCAGCGCCACCAGTGCCTCCTTTAGTACTAGAGGCCCGACCTCCCCCACTTCCTCCAGTGGCTGAAACGATGGTTCCAAAAGAAGTAGCCCCTCCTGATTTACCAGCATAGTACATTTCATGCACTCCTCCTGCACCTATCGTGATAGGATACGATCCCGAATCAATTATTCCCTGATATTCGGATATACGACCGCCACCGCCTCCGCCGCCACCGCTACCGCTAGAACCTGAAACGTAAGATCCTCCAGCGCCACCGCCGCCAACTGCAACCATGCGGAAACGGTTTCTGAACATGGTGATTGTCGCAGTCTCTGTGAGCACATTGAAAACACCCGACCCAACAGGAGTCATGTTGTGGGTGGAACCATCCGCTGTAAATGTCAGGTCGGGGATGGTAGCATATTTCTTGGTACCTGAGTAAACAGGAGATGTGAATGAGAGTGTGTGGCTCGCATTATCCGATACGATCAGGAATTGGGTTCTTGATTCCACTGCTCCGTAATCTATCCCATCTACACTTATCGTGGTACCAAAGGGTACTTTGGAATAATCGATTGTGACTGTGTCGAAATAGGGGGAAATATCCACATGTGTCACCCCTACGGACTGTACCTCGAAAGAAATGGATATCTTGGATGATGACTCCAACTCCAATATGTAACTTCCCAGAGGAAGGAGGAATTGAGGCGAGCTGAGAAGTTCGGTTCCTGAATAATATTCCTCGGAACCATCTTGGGACAGGATCCTGTATCCCTTGAGTCCAAGTGGGATGCCTCCCTCGAACAGAACAACCGATGCACCTTCCATCACTGCGCTGAACAGTATCAGGTACGATTGGGTACTCTCCACGATCACCCTCTGAGGAAGATCGTTGGAGTATGTTCCCCCATGTGTCACGGAGATCTCGTAGGTCCCGACAGGAACAATGACCTCGGCCCTACCATCGGACTTCGCTTGAACGGTCCCAGTGTATGATACCGAGATTCCCGTTATAGTGAAGGTAACCCCCTCGACGTTCTCCCTGTCAGGAGTCAACCACTGCAGGCACAGCTGTCCGGATCCTGCAGGCACCATCTCGATGCCACCGCCTAGGAAACCACCGACGAATGCCATCAGCTCACACTCCCTGCAGAGTACATGATGGTCGCATAGATGTCGATAGAGGGCTTCTTACCGATGGCCCTGACAGTCACCTTGGTCCCGTTCACGGCAGATACTCCGATGATCCCGGAGGCGAATGCCGCCACCTGTGCCGCGTTGTTCCTCTCGTCACTTCCGAACACGGCATTGGTCACAGCGGATCCGATGTCCACTGTCTGCGTCCAGGGGCCGTCCCCTGTCCATGACGCGGTAGGTAAGGTTACCTGCTTGTACATCTCAAATGGCCTCGATGTGAATTTGATTGGGATGTTCAGTTTGGGTTTCAACGAATGCGCGTACACGCGCACCATGCGGTCGCCCAGATGGACGACCTGGAGCAAAGCGTTGAACGCGGCGGTCTGCTGGAAAACATCCGCCGTCTCGGAGAGGAACGCCAGTACCTCGGACGAGGCGTACACCATGGGAACATCCAGATCCATGTAGTACGGGCCGTCGCCCCTCCATTCATCCGCGAAAAGCACCGCGTTGACGGTGTGCAGGAACTTGTCCGAGGGTATCCTGCTCCCGACCCCTCCGATCCTGCTGTAGACCTCCCATGCGTTGGACTCCCAACGCTCGAAGTCCGCGAAGGACAATCCCCTGCCGACTCCCCAGTAGGTCTCTGTCGAGAGTGTTTGTCCAGAGGCCTCGCCTAGAGACCTGTGCAGGTCCTCCAGTCTCTGGACCTCCGTGTAGTCGAACTGGTCCTCGTGCCTCGTCTCGTGGAAATCCACCTGGGGCACTCCCAGCTCCCTTGCGAGGATGTTGGCGTTGTAGCACACCCTCCTCATGTCCATGAACGTGAACCTCTCATCGGGGTCCCCGTCCCAGATCCTCATCATGAGTTCCGGCAACATGTTATCACGCTCCGGCTACCCCTATGGTTAAAGCGATGGTCGGCTTCTCGAAGAGCGCACGGAACACGAGGGTGTACCCTGAGAGGGAGCACACGTGTATCCCTGCCCTCCCGAATGCCTCCGCCACGGAGTCCGATGCCAGCTCGGTCATACCGCACACGGCGGTTCTGAGTCCCTTGGACAGGGTGACCGCCGCCATCCACGGGCCTGTACCCGTCCACGCCGAGACGGGGACGGACACGGTCGTGTGGTACGGGAACGGCCCCGACATCACACGGATGGGGATGTCCTCCTTCGGGAGGATGGAAAGGGCCTTCAGCTGGACCTGACCGTCCGAGACGATTGTCCCCTGCAGGAGCCCGTTGTACTCCGCCATCCTCTGCTCCAATGTGGCATTGTGGTCCACGTAGGCGATGGCCTCCGAGGACATGCCGACCCCGTCCACAGCGATCGTCTCCACATACGGCCCCGTACCCGTCCACGCGGATGCGGGCGCGGTATGGAGGGTCGCCTGCAGGAGCCTGGGTGTTACCGAGACCATGAAGGTCTGTCCGACCCCCACGGTCGAGGGAGTGACCCCTATGTGCTCTATGACGACCGCTGAAACGGTGCTCATATCACGGGCCTCACGTTGATCCTATGGACCTCGGTCCACCTGTCCGAACCCATGGTCCAGGTAACGGCGATGTTGTGCACACCCTCGCGCTTGGCCTCGAACCTGAACGATACGAGGTTGCCATCACCTATCGCCATGTCCCCTGCCTGGGTGACCGCACCGTCCAGATAGACGGTGAATATCGCGGAATCGACCTTCCTGTCAGGATCCGCGGTGTCCCTCACGGTGAAGGACACGGGGAACCTGTCGCCGACGTATGCGTCCTGCATCCTCATGCCTCCGCGCGGGGGCAGACGATGGGTAGCATGTCACAGGCGGGACGAAGGACCTCGGCCATCTCCGAGCAGACCTTCGGATGCATGATGCATACAGGTCTGATCCCGGCGAACTCCGATTCGGGTCTGCGTATGGGGTGCATGATGCACTCCCCGCCCGTGTCCAACCAACGGATGCACTTCCTACCGCCGAGGCTGATCGTCAGGATGGCGGCGCGGTAACCGATGTTGCCTGCCTCATCCTGTGCCCAGAACTCGCACAGGAGGTCCCCGATGTACCCGTCGGGCACATCGAAGTAGAAGTCGTCCCCGTTGCGATGGAAGGGGAGGGAATCCTTGCCGTCAACCCTCCCCCACATCCTGACCACCGTCATGTCAGCCTCAGGCATCGGTCGCGGTGACCCTGATGACAGTGGTCTTACCGACGTCAATGGGGTTCTCCGTTAGCTCGATGTTGGTCACAGTGGGCGCAGAGGTATCGAGGATGACTATCCTTGTCGCCTCGGTGACGTTACCGGCGGCATCCACGACTCTGAATCCGATGGTGTTGGAGCCGTTGGACAATGTGATGTCCTGGGACCATGCACCTCCGGATATGGTTGGAGTGTAGGTCTTGGATCCATGGGTGATGGTCAAGGTGACTCCGGTCTGATCGGAGATCGTACCGGTGAGCTTGAGTGCCGCCACGTTGGTCCTGGTGGTCTCCTCCGCGGGGTTGGTGATGTTGAGTGTAGGGTTGGTTCCGTCGATGGTGAACGCTGCGGAAGCGATGGCGGACTGGTTTCCGTCATAATCCGAACCGTAGACCTCCACGGTATGCTCCCCGTCTGTGAGTGCAGGGGAGGGGATGTATGATGCGGTGGCCACTCCTCCGCTTATCGACGGTGTGACCGCTATGGCGTTGCCGTTGTCGATCTTCACGAACACCGCGTTGGGATTGACTCCCGAACCTGTATCGGTGACTGTCCATTTGATCTCAGGTGCACGGTTGTTGATGTATGCCCCGGCGGTGGGATAGGACAGGACTGCAGTGGGTCCGGTCCTCTCCAGGACCTTGAGCCTGAGGGTCTCCCCCCATGTGGAATCGTCGGATCCGATGGTGGTGACGTTTCCCACATCGTCGGTCAATGTGATTACGATAGGGTAGTATCCTTTACCCTGGGCCTCTGTTCCGATATCGACTCCCTGTCCTGCATTGTTGGACCCGGATGATTTGGATGCGGCCGTAAGGGTCCCCGTCCAGACGCCTCCGGCGGATTCCGTGAGGGTGGTGGTTACCCCTGCCTGTGTTGCGGTTACTGACACGATGGTCATAAAAGTCCAATTGTTAACGGTGTTTATAAATATGTGTTAAAGATATTCAAAATCAAGCGCAGGTTCTTTCCGTTCTCTGTACTTTTGGGCATCTTTTCCTTCCGGGCCGAAAGGCCCACCTCTTTCAAAAATGGGAAATGGTTTGGAAATGGTTTCAAGGATCGAATCTTGCCTGTGATTTGGGGAGCTTCGGGATAATATCCTCTTCATCTGGGAACTCGTACCCCTCATCATCCTCCCCGTACTCCACACCGTCCCTGATGCTCGCCAGAACCCTGATGATCTCATCAAGGTCCGAATGCTTGACAATCAGACTGGCTGTTGTGAACTCGCTGACGAACTCTATCTGCACGTGCCCATTCTCCAGATCATCGACATAGAGTCCGTGATACTCCAATTCCGCCTTCATCCTCTCCATGAATAAGGAATCGATTGGGACGGTATAAAGAGAATGTCGTAAGATGGACAGAATCGGTGTAAATGTGTATTCCGTCCGTGGACAAATCAAAGAGGGTGTAAGAAAGGAGACAGACCCCGAAGGGTCTGAAAGAGTTTATTCGGAATCTTCCTCCTCTTCGCCAGTGCCCTCGTACCTCTGGATGGCGGCGAGCAACTGGGCTTTGTGCTTGTAGATATCACGGAGGTTCTCGATGGGTTGCTTGTTCTCATTCTTCTCTTCAAAGGTCGAGATGTACCAATTGGAGGTGTTGAGATACAGTCTACAAATCTGCTTGCGGACATTATCATCGAGCAGGATGTTGAGGTATGATTTGGTGTCCCTTATGATGATCCTCTCAGGGTCCACGAGTTCGGAACAAATGGCCTGGACGATCCTGTGTCCCTCCATCTCGTCTTGAGTTGTTACGATACCAGTTGAGGGTTCTGCCTCCACCTCCTCTGGAAGAGGGGTTCCGTTGATTGCACTCTGGAGCCTGTCGTGGACCATCTCGGACAGCCTGTCCTTGATGCCCTGCTTGATGAGTGATTCATACTTGTCGTAGATGTTCTTGGTGATGGATCCGTCGTAGATCTGGCGGATGAAGTACTTAATGAACTCTTCAGGAGGGTTCTCGAATGACTGTGCGATGATCTCACGTACCTGCCTCTTGAGTGCCAATGCCTCGATGGAGGGGAGCAGGGAATCAAGGTCAAATGCCTCACGGCTGAACTTCTCCAGCTGGCCGACCTGTGAATCCGAAACCTCGGTCATGTTCACGGTAAGGAACGGAGTGAGATCCATCTTGTTCTCCGCCTCGGTGTCGGAGTAGAAACGCCACTCCACACCGTTGGTCAGGATACCGATCTTGGCAGGACATACGGAGAAGTACCTGAAGAGCTGGCTTCCGTGTTTCTCCAAGGTGGTTCCTGCAGGTTTGCACTCGACGAGGATTATCGGTTCCCCATCCTTCATGATGGCGTAATCGACCTTCTCCTTCTGCTTGGTTCCTACGTCCGCGGTGAACTCCGGGACGACCTCCAGGGGGTTGAAAGGGTCGTATCCCCACGCCTGGAGCATGGGAATGATTAGTCCCATCTTGGTCGCTTCCTCTGTCTTTACGAGCTCCGCACGCTGGCGGATGGTGACACTGAGTGCCGCTATAGTCTCGCTGAATCCCATGGTTGTCCGACATTCGCAGGGGTCTTAAAGGTTACCAAAAAGGGTTGTTTTTCTCACGGTGTTAATTTTTCAGTTGTAGAGCTGGAACTTAATTATTTATGTTAGGGCAGGAACCGATAGAGACTCGTCAATGAATATATTTGGGAGACCCTCTTCCCACTGTCCCATGTTCCTGAATCCCAAATCTATCTTTATCGACTGGTTTGCGAGATTCTTCGGAATTTCCACCATAGTGATAGATGATGCTTGAGCTCCCGGCAGGATTGTCACATCCTTGTATAGAACGTGATCCGGAGTGGATATGGAGGCCCCACTGTAAACTATACCGTTTATAGTTACATTAGCACCTATAGACCACCAATCTGTATGTATTCCCGATTCATAACTGTCATTAGCGATTGTAAACGAGATAATAACCAAGGTTTTATCTGCACTAGGCTTCCCAAAATCACTCATTCCTGAGAATGTATCAGAGACGGTGTAGACATAATTGGCTCTACTGTCATATTGTGGACTTTCATCCGAGGATACATCCTCTATTACAAAGAATGCTATACATGCAACAACTATCGCCGCAATAATCGACCCTTTGATTATACCTTTAAACCAATTGTTATCCATGCCGCCCATGATTTAACATTAGTCTCCAAAAATAAAAATAAGCGGTTTGGAAATGGTTTTTTCATCGGCGTTTATCTGGTGCCCCTTATCACGGATCTAAAAACACCATCGAAGGTAGATTCCCGACGTATCACAGAGTAGGATGTAGGTTCGCCCTGAGTCCACTTACCCGGGATCGAAACAACATCTCCTAAATCCATAGCAGGATCCCCAAGCCATTCCGTTTCAGTCATGGTCGAATACAGACGGGAAACCAGACGGTTTGCAATTGTCTGGGCCACGGACTGGGACATAACCAAGGGGTTGGCGATACGCAGAACCGTCTTCGCCATGCTTGGATCCGTGCGCAGATCTATCTCCACGGAGGTCTCCGAGTTGACTCCCCCATACTGTACTGAAACGTAGTTGTATGATGTGAACTCGACCATGGACGGCCATGTGAACAGACCGTTCACATCGACGGCCCCATAAGTGTCCGAGGGCAGGGTCGTGACGACCTGGACAGACCCCCTCCTGTCGGGGATGAAGTACACCGCATAAGCCTGCTGGATAAGGAGTAGGTCGGACAACAGGGAGGTCTCCTCGTTGAACGTGTACGCATTGTACGGCATGATCTCCAGCACTTCAGGGGCAACCGTGTGCGGGATGTCGTTCTCCGTGAGGAGGGTATCCAGCTGTAACCCGAGGCTCTCCGACGTGTTCAGTGTCCACGGCCTGTAGATATCTCCCAGAGGCCAGCGGAGGTCGTAAGCGGTCACCTCCAGATTGTTCTCCGAGTTGCGTTTCGCCGCCACGGAGTAGCGACCGCAGGGGACCGTCGTGCGTGTTCCATCGGGTGCCGTCAGGGTGAATGACAGGTCGATGGGGAATCCTATCGCAACCTGGTTGAACAGGGTGACAGGGTTATCCACGTCGTACTCCCCGAGGACGTTCAGGATCGAGAAATCCAACTCAGAAAGGGGCATGGACAACTCTGTAGGATCCAGCTCCTGAAGCAGGGTGATGCTACCAGAGAGCTTGTCCCTTGAAAGGCTGAACGATGTGCCGAACTCCATCTCAACGATCCTGACATGTGAATTGGGTTCGCTGATGCCCGTGACGTGGATATCGATTGTCAGGTAGCGGTTCGCACCGCTGACCGATGCGTACTGACTACCAGGTTCCAAGGGCTTCGTCACGGTCGTACCCTCTTCATCGGTGAATGTGACCTCTCCTGATGTTATGGCAGGGCCTGATGTGTAGAGACGCAGGGCGGAGACATGGACCTGTGCCATCGTGACCTTGATGTGGAAGTCCACGACCCCTGTCGAATCCGACAGGGCAGAGGACCATATCCCCACTTCGGGAGGATATGCCTTCGCCGAGAGCGGAGGCACCAGGACACCATAGGACGGTGCCGTGGGTATTCCTCCGTTCTCGTATGTGGCAAGTAACTCGGTCATGGTGTAGTTGGCATCGGTCAACTGCGACACGTTGCTCATGGGCAGGAAATCGCCCTCTATCGAGACGATGTCATCGGCGGCGGTTATGTCGATGTCGGTACCGAGGGAGAGGTAGATATCGACCATCCTGTCGGGAGACTGGATGGCCTCGATGTATGCATCAGATACTGCGAACATCGTCACCTCTCGATCAGTTCCATGGATACATCGTACCATTGGAACTTGGTGCCGTCGAACAGTCCATACCCCTGCACTTCAGGGGTTGAAGCCCTGTACATGCCTCCGGCGGATTCGGAGATGAACACATGCTGGTCCGCCATCGTGTCGAGGATCCTCGTGCCGAAGCTGTTGCCGGAAGTCAACGACATGATGAGGTTCTTCTCATCGGAGGTCAATCCCTTCCAAGTGACCTTGACCGTGTACTTAGTGTTGATACGTTGCTTGATGAGGTTCCCGAGGGTGTTCCTCTCCGCCTTCACCAACTCCTCCCAGATGCCCGAATAGGACATGTAGTGGGGCATGGGCAACTCGATGTATGAACCGTTTGAGTAGATTGCAATCGGAGATTGTGTCATGCTTTCACCCCTCTGCGTCTGCGCTCGTTCTCCATTGGGTCGAACATCGCACGTGCTAGAACCTTGCCATCGACCACGACATTCACTTGGATAGGTCCGGAACCGCTTCCACCGGTCTCATTTATGACTTCGCGGACGGCCTGCTTCATCAGAGATACAGGTGTAACTATCTCCTTCTCGCGGGTGTTGTCTCCGATACCTATCAGCATGGGGTTGTTGGGTTCGAAGACCCCACCATTGGCAAACCATCCTTTACCATCACCGATTCCGAGATTCTTCCAGAAGCTGTTACCTTTTGGATCTTTGATTTCGTTCACGATGTTGTTGATCCCATTGACCAGATTCGTAGCGCCTTTCTTGACTGTCTCAACTGCACCTTGTAATGAAATGGGAGGAGTCATGTTTGTAACGGGCCCTTTATTGATGGTCTCCACAACGTCTACTGTTTCTTTAGCAATCTCTTCCACGGTTGGAGGTGTGCCTCCCCCAGTTCCGCTATCGTTGCCTGTGATCGTATCCCATATTCCGTCTAAAACCCCGCTTATGTTCGGGACCAATCCCTTGAAGAAATTGACAATCTTGTCCTTGATATCCACCAAAGACTGGTAGAAATTGTCCCATACCTCTCCAAGGTCGATATCGGGAATCAGCTCATCGAACCATGTGATAATCTTGGTCTTGACGTCGGTCCAAGTCTCAATAAGGCCGTCCCAGACCTTTTTAGCAGACTCCTTCAGACTGTTCCAGACACCCTCTCCCCATCCCTTGATGCTGTTCCATGTGTCCCCTGCCCAGGTCTTGATGTTGACCCATGCATCCTCTGCAGAGGTCTTGAAATCCCTCCAGACCTGACCGAGGTCCAGGTTGTCGAACCACTTGCCGATGCCTGCGAACTTCTCCGTCAGCTTCTCGCCGAGCTCCAACCCGTCCTTACGGGCCTGCTCCAGGTTCTCGGTCAGTTCCTCGGACTGCTCCGCGTCGCCCATCTCGCCGAAGTCCAGCGTGTTGAGCTTGTCGAAACTGGCCAGACCTGCGGAGGTGGCTTCGACCAACTCCTCCATGGATCCGGCGGCGTCCTCGGTGTTCTTCGATGCCTCCTTGAAGATGGCATCCATGCCGAGGAACCCTGCTATTGTGTTGATACCGTTCTTGAGCCAGTCTATGGCGGACTTTATCGCCTTGACTATCGGCTGTATGACCGCCGTGAAGACCCCGCCGATGTAAGAGAACGCTATGCGGATCTTCGTCAGCAACCAGTTGAACCCGTCCAGTATCTTGGCAAGTCCGGACTTGAGTGCGTTGACCACGGGTGCGGTGAAGGAACCGATGGTGGTCTTCAGGGTACGTGTGGACTTCTTGAGCTCGCCTGCCGCCTTGGAGTACGCCACGGTGTCGAACATCCTCGCGGTATCATCCGCCACCTGTGCGACCTGCTTGAATGCATCCACGAGGGTTCCTGCGACCTCCACCGCGATGGCGGCGACCGCCAGCACCCCCGCCGCCTTCATGGCTTTGAAACCCTTGCCTGCCTTCTTCGAACCCGAATCCAGCTTCGACTGGGCATCCTTCCATGAGTCCGTGACCTTCTTGAATCCGGGGACGAGCTCCCCGATGACGTCCCCCAGGGACGACCATTCGGACCTCGCCTCCTCGACCTGGTCGTTGGCCTTCTCCAGATCCTCGCGGGCCTTCTTCATGCCCGCCGTGAAATTGGAGACGTCGACCTCCAACCTAGCTTTAAGGTTCTCAGTCAAAACGGGCACCCCATTGCTTCAACTTCATGATCTGCGCCATCTCTGCACTCTTCTGCTCCTGTTCCTCGCGTGCGGTCCTGATGGCATCCAATTCCTCCTGTGTCATGAGATGGCGGAAGGCATCCTCCATCCTGCCGCCGCCGAAAGAAACCGCAAGGACGTTCGCCACCGCAACGGAGTGGTCGATGATGTCCCTGCGACGGACCTCCCTGCGGTGCGAGGAGACCATCAGGACGTCGCTTGGACGGGCATCAGGAGGGAGGCCCATGTGTAGGGCCAGCCTCCTGCACCCGTCGGTCACGCGGGGGTGTTCTCCGTCGATGAGGCCTCCGGGGACCTCGGAATAAAACCCGTCTCCCTCAGTGCCTCTATCAGCACCTTCGGAAGGTCGGACACATCGAACCCCGCCTCCCCGAACTCCTTGAAGCCTGAGATTCCGAGGAATCCTGCGAGACGGTTCACGGTGCTGACCCTCTTGATGGCGTCCTCCGTGAAGTCGTCGTAGATCGAGTAGTCGGGATGGGCCTCCTCGTACTCTGCGAGCCTGTCGAGGTCGAAGCGGAAATGGTAGACCTCACCCTTGGGGTTCGTGTACTCGACCATCCTCACTCACTCCAGATCGCGTAGAGGGTCACATCCTCGAAGACCTGCATCTTCTCGCCGGGGCTGTACTCGACCCCTGCGTTGTCAGGGGATGTGGACCAGTGGGAGAACGTCTTACCTGCATTGGTGAAGGTGCACTCCATCACATCGGCATCGGATCCGATCGCATAGGGGCTGTTGGAATCGGTCATGGTTCCCTCTCCGCCGTTGGAGTCGTAGGTGACATCGAACTCGGATTTGATCTCGGACCATGCAGGGGAGGACTTGGGGATGACCGCAAGGAACAGCTCCATGGGACTGGAGACGGCACCCGCTCCCATCCTCCAGGTCCACTCCCCGTAGAACTGGACTTTTATCTTGTTCCTGGGGTAGTAGATGACCCAGTCGTATGTCGCGTTCTTGCTCATGCCCTGGATGATCTCGAGGTTGGACTCCTCCACACCGAGGGGCATGGCGTTCATGCTGAACTCCAGATCGCTGGAGTAGTCGGGGATATCCCTGATGTACTGCTTGATGTCTGCGTCGAGAGGGGTCACGTCGATCTTCTCGGCGGACTCTCCGACCTCCGGGGTCGTCTTGACCTCACGGAAGAATGTATAGGGATCATCGGAGCCTTTCTCACGGAAACCGACCCCGACGCCCTGTGCGCTCACTGCGTGACTGATTGACATTGTTTCACCTGAAAGTATGACCGCGCCTGTCCACCAGTCCATCGAACGTCGTGGATACGCGGTAAGTGTTGTTTGATGACTCGAACATGGGCGACTGCCCTGTCAAGTGCAGATTGTAGCGGGCCAGCCTGTCGGCCAGTCCGGAAAGGTAACAGTCCACCTCGAAGGGCGAGGTGGCTAGGATGTCTACGGAGTACGTGAGGCGTGCGTGGATCTCGGAACCGTCCCCGTCGGTGAGCTCCGCCATGTGTCCCATGGGGGCGACCACGATGTAGGGCGGTTTGACCTTCGCCTGTGGGTATGTGCGGTAGGCCCTGCCATCGATACCGGGGATACGCTTGGCGACTTCGATGACCTGCGAGGTAATGTCGATCAATCGAATACCTCCCGAATCTTGCCGGCGATGATGTCCTTGAAGATCTGGCGGTTCTCGTAGAGTGCAGGGCGCATGAACGGTCTGGCAGGCTGAGAACGTGCGATATGGATCTTCCCATCCGCCCCCATGTATGCCCATGTCATCTTCTGAGTATGGGCCACTTCGGGATCTCCAAGGGGGCCTGTACCGTACTCGATGAAAGGAGCATACTCGACAGCGGTTTCGATGCCACATTCCACGGAAGTATCCGAGGTACGGAGGACGAACTCCGCACCCTTGCTCTGGATGCTGTTCCTGAGTGTTCCCGTGTCCACTGCGGGCTTGTTCCTCAAGCCAGAAGGCTGGGAAAGCCTACGGACTGCCGTGACCCTCATGACATTGCTCAACTCGGGAGCAAGGTCACGCTCCACGATGTCGGCCATCTTGGAAAGGGTCTCCAGCTTCTTGGAAAGCCCCTCGTAACCCTCGAATCCCGTCATAGGGGTCTGACCTCCATCCTGATGTGTGTCCTGTAGTCCATGGTGGTCACGACCTCCATAGTGGGTTCCGTGGATCCTGCAGGGCCGAGCCTGTCACCGGGTACGAAACCGTACCCACGGGGGCACGTGACCCTATAACGGGTCTCGTCCACCATGATGCCGTGGGGGTCCAGCCTCTGGGCCTTCGGCATGGGCGTGAACGCTAGTCTCAGGACCTTGGTCCCCTTGGAGAACTGCATGAGGACGTCGCCGTCCTCGGTCTCCTCGGGGCCCTTCTGCGCCCATCTGATCATCGGGCGCATGTCATAGGCCATGGACTGCACTGATACCCACCACCAGACGGTAATGCTTGAGCGACCTCTGGATATCGGAGGGAAGGGCCTCCCACGTACGGTTTATGTCGCCATCCGCCGCCGAGGTCGACCCCTCCGCCCCCTCCATGTTGGTCCACACAACGACCATACGGCACAGGAGAGCGTCCACGGGTTCGCCGGGGTCGCAGTTCCTGTGCGTGTACTCCAAGAATACTGACAGGGCGTCGTCCAGCAGTACCTCTAGATACTCCGTGGGTTTCTCGGCCAGCAGGGGCCTCTTCATAAGCCTCTGGAGCCTGCGTCCCATGTCCGCCCTGTCCATCATGTCATCATTCTCCTACAGAAACGTAGATGCTCCTTGCGGATGCATTGGAAACGATGACGTCGTGGAAGACGCGGTTCATGTACGCATCCGCATCCTTCTCCTGGTTGACCTCTGCGGAGATGAACTTGGGGCGGTTGATGGCGGTGATTGCATTGATCGCTCCGGGGGCGGCGATGATGAAGTTGATATCGGAAGCGTCTGCGGATTTGGCGTACCCTCCGTCATTGGTGCCGTCGACGTTGAGAAGGTCGATTGAGGAATACATCCTGTTTCCAGGCATGAAAGTGATGGGCATGCCGTCGAGCTCCTTTGTAGCGAGGTTGATGTTCCTGGACGATCCTGCGATATCCTTGGTACGGGTCACCTGGGTGGTCTGGTTGAGGACCCCACGAAGTTTGTTGTTCATGTAGATCTGGAGACCGCTGTCGATTCCTGTGGTATCAAAGATCGCACTGATTGCATTGTCCAGCTCATTGAGGATATTGGCAGGGGTGAGTGCGGTGCTGACGTAGTTGGTCGCGTACTTGGACTCGACCTCCTGTGCGACCTTTGCGATACGGGTTGCATCAATCTCAGGGATGACGTGGTGTCTAGTCTGGAAAGCGGCAAGGGCGGCGATTGTCGCCACGTTACCGGACTCCTGCTCATCACGCTTATCGACGTCGATGTGGATTCCCCTGTCATAATGGAGCTTGTATGGGACAAAGGTAACGGTTGAGGCACCTCTGGGGTATCCGAGCTGGCGGTCGTAGTTACCCATTCCCGAAACTACGAAGTCGGCTATCCTGATCTCTCCTGCATTCTGGGTTGCCTGGACGAAAGCCGAGTCCACCATCATGCCGTTGGTGAGTGCCTCTCTCTGGATGATCTCATCGATCCTGTCTGTGATCCCGCGGATGTTGGCGGCGATCGTGTTTTTCTGACCCTCGGGGTCGGTATATACTACAGCCATGGCTTTTTCACCTCGAAATTCCCATCAGTCTGTCAAGCTCTGCATCAGCCGCCTGACGGACCGACAGTCCTCCGGCGGGGGGTGTACCCTTGTGCAGGCCCTCAGCGACGCGTGAGTTCACGGCGTCGTTGAAAGCCTTGGATAGTGCGTCGATCTTGGCGGAGGTCTGCTCGTCATCTGCACCGAGGACGTTCTCGGCAAGCGATGCAGGGAGGTTCAGTTCGGCCAGTCTGGCCTGTGCACGTGTCAGGCTCAGATCCCGCTTGACCTGCTCTGCCTCAGCGCGCTGGGCGTCGAGCTGGTCCTGCAGGGCTTTCTGCTTGACCTCGTACTCGGCTTTCAGCCTCTCCTCTCCCTCGAGGTTCTTGATGCGCTCGGCATCGGCTTTCGCTTTCGCTTCGGCCTGTGCCTGACGCTTGTAAGCCTCGACGGCCTCCTCCACCGCCTTGGCCCTCTGACGGTCGGCTTTCTCCATG